CTAATCCACATTATTATCGTCAGCGTTAGCTAACGCCATAAGTTCGCTTATGTTCATTTGCCTGTAGTCGCCATTCTCTTTGATTTCTACCGCTTGGATCTGCTCTTTCCCAAACAATGAAACCCCAGCGTCAATAAATAGTTTTGAAACCTTTTCAGCCGCTACAATAATGTTTATATTGTCCTTCACTTTATCGCCAGCTCTTTTAATCATCTTAATGAGCTCGCCTCTTGCCACAATAGCGCAAAATAAGATCTGTTTTTTAATATAGGCGGTGTTCATCGCTTTCAAAATCAATTCGTCGCTACTGGTTTCGGCTATCGCTTCCACTACCACGGGGTCAAGGTCTAAGTGATCTAAACTTTTTTTTAAATTCTCTTTCAATTCTTGCTTTTTAGTGTCTAGAAATAACCCCATTTTATCTATGGTTAGCTTATCTTGTAAAACTTCGGCGGCTTCGTTAATAATCTTTTTCTTTTCCCATTTGTCCCGTATCTTGAACTTTCTTATTAAACTAACGCTCACACCATACTTTTTACTTAAGGCGTTGATGCTTAAGCCATGCGTTTCATACATAGCTCTTATTTCTTTTAAGATAACCTTGTTTTCCCACTCTCCATCCATCACCCATACCGCTAAGGTCCTGTTACTGATTCCAAATTTTAAAGCGATCTTTTGCTTAGATTCTAAACTCCTTTCATAATATCTTTTAACTTTAAGCTTGAAATCGTTTGGATAAGCTCTATTTACTTTTTTATTTTCAATCATCTTGTTCATGCTCGCTGTAGGGGGCGATCTGTTGGTATTCTTTTAATTTAATTCTGCCTTGGTTCTTTTGAATGTGTTCAAGGCGTTTTTTATGTTTCAATAACTCTAAAATCACGCTTTCAGGCACTCTGCCTCCTAAACTCTCTAAATTATTCACATCTTGCTCTAAAATTTGAATGAGTCTACTTTGATTTTCTCCTAATCTTGCGGTGTTTTCTTCTTTGCTTCTAAAACCAAATTTTGTCATCTCTTGCGCGTCTTTGAGTTTTTGATTAGTGAGCTGTCCGCCCATCTGCCTCGCTGTAGAATAAGAATAATTTTTTAAAGCGTTCATGGTCTCTGCTTCATCGCTATTTAAACTAAAAAGCCCGTTAGTTTTTTCATTAGCTAACCTTTTAAGCGCGCTAAAAAACCCGCTGTTATCTTGCGCTTTTTCTATCAGCCTGTCGCCTAGATTTAGGGCTTTTATCCCATCATAAACTTTACTCGTAGCGCTCGTTAGATTTTTCACTTTTGTTTGATTTTCGCTCTTAATATTTAAGTTCCCGTTTAAATTCACATGCAAATCAATCCCTAAAAACTTCCTCGCCATGTAATAATCAAACGCCGTAATGCTTCTATTTTTGATCTTGTTATCCAAATAAGCGATCCCGGTAGAAAGATAAGACGGCTCATTAGCTTCTTGTTCTTTTAGGCTCTTTGGTTCGCTCGCTAATCGTTCTAAACCTTGATTAGTTAAACCTTGATTAGTTTTATTTTCGCTTTCTGTCGTTCTTGGCGCGCTTTTAAGCGGTTGGTAAAGTCTGTTTAGTTGTTCTTCAAAAATTTCGCTTTCTAATTTTTCGTTCATTGCTTATCTCCTTCAAATCACTTTAAAAATGTATTTTTTAAACGCTTCATCTTCTAGCTTGCCTTCAGCTATTAATTCTTTACGCTTCAAATTGTAAGCAATATCATTCTCTATTTTCATCCTTTTATTAGCAAGATCGGCCTCAATCATTAAAGCGTCTTGCATTAATTTCACCTTTTGGCTTTCAATCGTTACCTGTAAGTGACTTAACGCTTTTAATTCCACTAATTTTAACGCTTCGAGTTTCTCGGCTTCTTTTAAAGTGTTATTGATAGCTTCTTTAATGTATTGCTTCAAAAACTCGCTTTCAAGTTCTTTTAAAAACATTTCTTTTAAATTCTCGTTAATCACGCTATAAAAGGCTTTCGGTTGCGCTGCTAGAAAACTAAAATCTAAATTCTTAATCACGCTCTCCGTGATAGCGTTTAATTTCTTTTCTAAAATCCCTAAAATCTTGCTCGTTAGCGCGCTCGTGGTTTCGCTTATGGTTTCGCTTACAATTTCATTTTTAGCCTGTTGTAGTTCGCTTTTTAGTTCGCTATTATCTAAAATGCTATTCAATTCGCTTTTAATCTTGTTTTTAATTTCTTGCTTTAAATCGTTTGTGATCGCTTGCTTGTCAAATTGGCTTATTAGTTCGTTGTGTATTTCTTTATTCAGCGCTTCCTTATTGACAAGCTCTTTAACGTTGTTTTTTACGATTAAAGGAATCTCCACTAATTGCCCGTTTAAATAGCTTTGAAATGTGGTTTTTAAGCTTTCTAAGTTTTCATTAGATTTATTATTGACTAACTCGCTTAATTCGTTTCTCGCTAATGTTAACACTTCATTATTTTTTTGTTTGAGTGATTCGCTTTCGGTAATGAGTTCTTGTATTTTATTATAGAGTTTCATTTTTTCGCTCCTTACTATCTTTACAAAACATTATACAAAAACACAAAGTATTTTTTAAGGGTTAGGTTTTTTAAAAGCGTTTATTAGGGCTTCATAGCTTTCTAACTTCGCTTCGCATGTGTTGTCTTTAATAATGATTTTATGGTATTTGTCTTTAATTTTGGTTACTTCTAAAAGCTTATTAGCCTTGTATTGTTGGCTTTCTAATTCTAGCGTTTGGATCGTTTCGTTAAGCTTTATCAAATGCGCTTCGCTAGTGGTTAGCCTTTCGTTCGCTAACACTAATTTAACTTTTAAATTACTATTCAAAACTAACAAAATAACGATGATAATATAGGGCATAATCCACATAAAAACCTTAAAAATCAAATGATAAAGCATTAGTATCTAAACATAGGATTAGCGTAAATCGTTTTAAATTCTTCTTTAGTGATGGTTTTATTTGGTGTGCCGTGCGTGGTGTTGGCGTTTGGTGTGGTTGGCGTTGGTGTTTTCATAGCGTTATTGGCTTCATTACTAACGCTAACGCTTGCTTTAGTTATTGGCATGGCTTTCATTAGCCAGTCTTGTTGTTTTTTATTTAGTTGGTTTTCAAGCTCTAAGGCTTTCGCTCTGTGTTCGTTTAATCTTTTGTTTTGCTTGTGGGCTTCTTCATTCATAACCTGTTGTCTTTTAGCAAAATCCATGCTTAATTCGGCTTGTCTTTTTTGCAAGTCAAACGCTTCGGCTTTTTTCTTATCGTTAGCAAAATCGCGCATTCTTTGATATTTTAAGGCTTCTTCTCTGATTTTAGCGTTATCAAAAAGGCTTCCTGCATTAGCGATTGTATTAGCAAAATTGCTCATGCTTTCATTTAATATTAAATTAGCGTAGCGTTGGTTATTCAACGCCTGATTAAAACTATCTAACCCACCCCTGCCCGCTGTGATGCTTTCAAAATAAGCCATTAGTTTGTCCTTTCTTTTAATTTATTCGCTATCACGCTGATAGTGATGTTTTTACTTAAGCTTGTTTTAGTGTTACTCGCTTTAAAAGTGATCGTGTGCTTTCCTACTTCATCGCTTCTAAACAAACACACGCTACCGCTCGCTATTAGTCTGTTTTGTTCGTTATAAAAGCCTTCTTGCGCATTGGATAAAGTGCTAAAGCCCCATAACCTAACCGGCATGTCTTTCAACACTTCTAATTTATCGCTAAAAACCTGTATAGAATTAACCTCGCTTTGTTCGTTCAGTTTTTCTAATTCCTTACTTAAATTATTTAAAATCGTTTTGAATTCGTTAGTTTGTTCTTTTTCTTGCACGTTCATTACTCCATACCTGTTAAAATTAATTTGATCATATTCAGTTCCGATCTGTGCAATGATTTTAAACGCTATTTCAAAATTAGACACCGTGATAGTGTTATTCGCTTGCACTTGTAATAAGCTTATTAAGGCGTTCGCGCGGTTAATCCTGGCGTTATCTTTTAGGCTTTTTAGCATCGCTTGGCATTGGATAAGCTTGTTTAAGGTTTCGGCTTTGGCGTTTTGTAAATTCGCTTGCATGCTCAAAAAATCTATTTGCATCTTAGCCCTTAACTGCTCGCTCTGTAAGCCTTGCGCTTCTTCACTTAAAGCTAATTGTTCGCTTTGTAAAGCTGCTTGCATGCTCGTGGTGTTTAAATCTTTGTTATTGAAATTTTGCTTTTGTAAGGCTTCTTTGAATAAAACAAAATTCCTTATAAATCGTGCTGTATCCATTCTTTAAGCCTTGTCAATCACCTTAAATAAAAAGTTATTAACGCCCTTGTCTTTGACTAAATCAAAAAACTTTTTTACCGCTTCGTTGCTTTTATAAATCATTTCTTCATCGTGTTGCATCCCTAACAAAACACACCCTAAAGTATCATGCGCGCTGTTTCCTACATGGATTAAAATTTTGCGGTTTTTGAAATCCTTATTTTTTGGATCAATGAGTTGCAACACTTCATGGCGCTTATTATCGCATTTTTTATTTTGGTATTCTTTAGGCACCGTGCAACTCGTATCGCTCCATGCTAATTCGTAATCTCTAGCAACGATCGGCTTATCTAAATTCGGCGTATCCGTTGGCTCTCCGCTGTTTTCTAATGAAAAGCAACTAAATAAAGCGTCTTTCTTTTCATAGTGTTTTAATAGCTCTTTATCGCTTATTCCTTGATCGTGCGTGCTTTCAAAAACTCTAAAGCTCCCTAACATGCCTTTTTCTTTATTGTTTTTTCTTGTCAGCGGCCTTAAATCGTGTTTTCTTTCCAGTAGGACTAAATACATTAACTTCCTTTAGTTTCTTATTATTTAATCTTAATCAAAGTTTGATTTTAAGGGTTATGTTTGGTGCAAAACTTCAAATCGTTTTCTAGCGTTTCGGTATAAATCAATAACGCTTTTAGGTATTCCAACGCTTCTAAATGCGCGCTCGGGCGTGAAGGTAATTCAATATCGCATTTTATAGGCACTTTCACCTCGTGATAAATAACCTTTTTAGCGCATGCGCTAAAGCTAACGCTAATTACACACGCTAAAAATAAAAGCTTCATTCTAAAACTTCATAAACTAACGCTTGAGAATGCTTGTAAAAGAGGTGGTCGTTATTATAATCAGTCGGTAGGCTTTGCGTGGTAGAGTTAGCAAAACGCGCGTTAGTCAAAAAGCTTATTTCAAACCCTTGTGCGTTGCTCGTATAATTCACATTTATCCATAAATCTTCATGCTTCCTGGCAAATACCGCTATTTTATAAGACGCTTCCTCGTTTGAGGTTTTGAAAATGCTATTAACTCTATAAGCATCTACGATTTTATTGCTGTTATTTAAATTAGCGGTTTTGTTTTGGTAAAAGCTATTGATGATTGGATAGACTTTATTATTAGCTTTCAAGCATAACACCATTTCGCCCATGCTCTCGCTATAAATCCCTTTAGTGCTTAATTCGTAAGGCATGCTAAATTGCACGATGTAGCTTTTATTCGCTCCTAAATGGATACTATCAATTTCAAACAATTCCCTAAATTCATCGCTTTTGTTGTTAAAAAAACTTTGATACCCATAAACAAAAGTCCCTAAAAATTTCAAATTCACGCCTTGCATTCGTGGCGTGTTTAAGAGGCTTTGATTCAATTTTTCTAATTCTAACGCTAGATTATTCTTAATTTCTGTGAGTTCGCTTACAAGATTATTTTTTAATTCGCTTCCTGCTTGCGTTAGTTTTTCTTTTTCACTATTTAGCGCGCTTTGTAATTGCGTGTTCAATAGCGCTTCTAATTCTTGCTTTTTCGCTTCTAAACTATTCACTAAAGCGTTAATTTTAGCTTTTAGTTCTTGCTCGCTTATCTCATAGCCTGCTAACGTGTTTTTAATCGCTTGTATCTTTTCTACGATTTCTAAATCGTGTTCAGTGAAGTTTTTAAAAAGTTCTAATTGGTTTAAAACCTTTGAAATTTGATAAATTCCCTCTAAACTAGAATAAACCTGCTCTTTGAAATCCCCGTTATTTAAAGCGTTCTCTAAACTTTTCAAATCCATTTTACAACCTTTTTTTTAAACTATCTAACATTAAAGCGCTCACGCTCTCCGATCCCAAATACCCAACGCCTCCACTAATCGCTACGCATAAACTCATTGGAAAATTAAAAAAATAATTCGTTATCTCGTAACTAATCCATGTTATAAGCATGCTCGATCCCATTCCTTGAATGATGTAAAACACTTTTTCGGTTTTGTTTTTAAAATCTTCGTTCCTAATGCTTCTTAATACATACAAAAAACCTACATATAGACCGATCAATCCTACCAACAAATACGGGATGAGTTTGGAGATTTCAAAACCTAAAACTAAAACATGATGCATTAATTTCATCTTAATTTTTTGTATTCAAAATTTTCTTACTGCTTGTCTTCTGAATGATTGTTCAATAAATTCGTAATCACTTCAATAATCTGCAAATTATTTTTTAAATCGTTTTCTAGTTTTTCGGTTTTGTTCATGTCCTCAATGATTAAAACGAGTTCAAAAATTTCTAACAAACAAAATAAAAACATTATTGCGGGTATTATCTTTAATGTTTTTTCACTCCACATGCGCTAATCCTTAAATTCCTGCGTTTAGATAGCTCAGCTCTAAATTTTCTAAAATTTCATCATCGCTTGGATTTTTGCTTTTGACTTTAGCGATAAAGTCCCTATAACCTTTATTTTTTAAAAGTTTCAAGCTTCTTTCATTAGCTTTTTTATGCGCTAAACGCTTTTTTTTAATGTTTTCAATATTCTTAAAACTTTTAATATAGTTTCTGTTTTTCATTTAATACCTTTCTTTTTCTCTTATTTAACGCTAATTGAATAATGATTTTAAGGGTTATATATTACTATATCCTCCATGTCGGTTTGGCTTTAAATCGGGCGTTATAAGTTTCTTTAACCTCTCGCTTTAATGGCGCTTTCACGCTTTCATGCGTTAGCGCGCTCGCTAAAGCGTCTATACAATCATCTTTTTTAAAAGGCTTATCTGGATTGAAGCTAAAAAGTTCTTTTTCTATCTGTTCAGTGTTGTTGCTAGAATGACTAAACACTAAAAACCCGGTATTGTAAAAAGGACGTATCGCTTTGATTTTATCCACTTTAGAGATTTTTCGGCTTGGCGTGTAGCAAACGATTTCATCGTTTAGTAATTCCTTATTGTTTTCTTTGTTCTGTTGGTTGTGTCTAGCTAGCGCGACTAAAAGCAAACGATACAAAATTAAACCTCCGCCATCGCTCTCTATAAAGGTCTTTGCGTCCTTGTATTTTTCTTTAGCCGCTAGAATGTGTTTAAGGGTTTCTTCTTCGCTCCATATCCCAAAAAAACAATCTAAAACAATATACCTAACGCTTTCTTTGTAATTTTCAACGCCCACGACCACTATTGCTCTATTATCAGCGTTGCGGCTCAAACTTAAAGCGTTATCTATAAAAATATAAGTATTTATCTCTCCTAATTCGTGCGTGAAAACCCTACTAAAATACTGCGGATCAAAATACCCGCCCGCGCTAACGACGGGATCTTGTTGGTATTGCGCAAAAAATTCATCGTTGCCCATTTGCAACCTTAAGGCTTCTAATTGCTCCTTATTGTGTTTAGCTTCAAATAACGGCGTATTCTTCTCTCTTGTGTGTTCAAAATCCTTAATCTTGTAAAATTCTTTGTTTTCGTTCAAGGCTTTAAGCTGTATGATTTTCCATTTTTGGATCGTTTCAATATCGAACTCCCGTTCGCTTTGTAAAAAACCGCATAGATCATTACTCCCTAAGCGTTGCATGAGAATGGTTATATTAGAGTTCGTGTCTTGAAGGCGTGATATAACGCTTTCTTTAAAATTCATATTAACGGTGTTTACTTCTTTTTTAGAACTCATATCGCTCACTTTGATCGGATCATCAATGAGTATTTGATTAGCATGAAACCCGGTAAGCGCGCTTTTTAAAGTCGTTACAAACAAGCCCCCACCCTCTCGTAAAATAAACTCCCTTGAGTTGTTTTGCAAAAACTCTAAAGGCTCATCAAAAAAGATCGTTTGATAAAAAAAACTACTCATTAAATCCCTCACCTGGTTAGCGATCTTTCTGCATAATTCATCGCTGTAAGAAATGTAAAAAATTTTTTTTGTCCTATCTTTCCCTAAACTCCACGCTATAAAGCATCTTGCGATAATTTCCGTTTTACCATAGCTTGGAGGCATGTTCAAGATTAAGCGTGTAATCAGCTCTTCATTCTCGCATGTGTTCTTTTGCGTGCATTCTAAAACTTTGCATAAATATTTAATGTGCCAGTTGTCTAAAAACGGCTTATTTTCATACCTTTCCCACTTCAAGCGCAAGAAGTGGTAAAAATCACGCCTTGCTAATTCTCTCAACGCTAATTCTTTTAAAGCTCTTTGCTTATCCATTGCATAACGCTCCTATAGCAAAACAAAGCGCTACAATAAAGCTAACCCCTAACGCTACAATTAAAACGCTAAGCGCTAATTTTTCTAAAACTTTATCCACGCTTCAAGCCTTTCAATAATCTAAATTCTGCGCGCTTGGGTATTTACGCCATGTCGTTTTATCGCTCGTTTTGAGTTTCTTTTTTGGCTTATTTGCATCGCTTTCGGCGTTTTTGTCTTGTTTAGCGCTTTCTTGTTGCATTTCGCTAATCGCTACGGCTTGGTTAATTTTTTCGCTTTCGTTCGTGGTTTGTGATAAGGCTCCTTGTTGTTCGTATTTGCTCGCTTTGGCTTGTAATTCCATGATTTCAGCTTGTAATTTTTGGATTTGCAAGGCTTGGATTTGTTGGTTATATGGTGCGTTCGCCTGCGCGTTTTGTTCAACTAAAGCATTAGCGTTTTGTATCGCTTCTAAAACATCGTTAGTTATTGGGCTGTCCATGTCGTTTAGCATCAACGGCACTAAACTAGGCACTAGATCCGGTCTTATGGGCGCTAAAATCTTCAAAAGCTCATTCCAGTTATTCCATTTTTCATCCCGACTCTCCGTCTTTAATTGCGATTTTAAAATCAAATCAAATTTAAGCGGTCTTATCTTGTTGTCATCGCTAGAATTAATCTTAAAATACCTATCCCCGAGCTTTTTATCCACGATTTTGAAAACCTGTTCTTTAGTGAAATACTCGCAAATGAAGCTAACCGCTAATTTAAACACTAAACGATCCATATCATCCGTAGCTTTTAAAAAGGTTTGCAACCCCATCAAACCACTTTCTTTCCTTTGCGCGATCGCAACCCCACTCTGTCTATTAACCGCCATGCCTAAGCTTTCATCGTTCAATCCTGCTAAAATCCTTAACAATTGGCGTTTTTGCTCCGCTTTAGCGCTTAAAGCGCTTAAATCCGCTTGATTGTTCATAAATTGGATTTTATGGTCTTTCAAAGCGTTTGGCCGCACTTTAGCGATCGCATTATCTAAGCTCATGGTTTCTACAAATTCCGCTACATCTACGACGGCGTCCTCTTCAAACATCGCTTTAAAGCTTCCCATCATGTTGCCCATGCGGTTTTCGGCGTAGTTAATGAAATCTTGCATGGGTTTGATGTCTCTAAACAGTCCGTAGTAATGGTTTGATTCGTCCGTGTATAGCTTGGATACGATAAAAGGGCATGCGCCGTTCTTAAAAGGTTTTTTCTCGCTCTTGTAAATCCCCGCGTTTCTGTTCCATAAATACCTATTCCATTGATAGTCTTGTGTTTCTTCATTGTATTCTTTATACCAACTTTCAATGACGCTCGCTATTCTTTCGTGATTGATATTAGAATAATTGATTATCACGCTCTCATCAAACAATAATAAGGCTTCTTGCTCTGTGATTTCTAGCATCTTATGAAAACGCCTCGCGTCTAATGCGTTCTTATCGGTGGAAAAATGATCTATTACAAAACTTTCAGGCTTTAAGGCTTTAATGTCAATTTCAACATTTTTTTTACTATCCTGCGTAACCCATAATTGGATCACCCCTAAACCGCCGATCAAAAGGTTCTTATCTCTTTCTATCATGGACTTATCGTAATTTTCTTGTTGGATGAAAACCTGTAAAAGACTATTCAATAAATCGCTTAAGGCTCTGTCTTCTTCTTGTTTAGGGCTCAATCGTATTTCGCTAATGCTCTCTATTTTGTAACCTAAAATCTTATTCACAATCACTTTAAACATGTTTTCAACGATCGGCGTTTGCCCGCGCTCTAAAATAATGTTTAAAACGTCTTGCGGGAGTTGGTTGCCGTTGTAGTATTTCTTGGCTTCTAAAAATTCCAAATTAGCGATTAAAGCCTTTTGATAGTCGTTAGTAAAATCGTTCTGTAGTGTAGTAAAGTCCATCAAAAAGTTACCTTATTCTTTTGGCTAAAGATTAGCTAAATCAAGGCGTGATTTTAAGGGTTATGTTTTTAGTACCTTGTCATAATATCAGCATTCGCTTTCGCTATGTTATCAATCGCTTCCCTGTTTTGTAGGCGTTCCTGTTCTCTGGCGTTATAGCGTTGTTTTTCTAATTCAAACTGCTCTTTAGCCATTCTCGCGCTTTCTTTAGCGCTTTTGTTTTGCTCGCTAAAATTCAGCGCTCCCACGATCAAGCTCCCTAAACCGCCAATAGCTCCCCCTAGCATCCCTAAACCGCCGTAACCTCCCACGCTCTCCATGAAGTTGGAAAATTTAGAAGTTTTAGGCGCGCTCTTATAATCATTCACAAAATCGCTATAACTCGTTTGAGAATAATTCAACAAGCCGAAGTTTTTAGGCATGCTCGCTCGTTCTTGCGTTTGTGTTTGTGGCTTGAAATAGTTCGGATCGTTTAAAGGGTTCTTAAAAAACATTTTTTAGCCTTTCTTAAAGTTTTAAAGCGTTATTAACTTTTATTGAAGTTCTTAAAATTTTTAAACATTCTAAAACATTTCAAAAATTCTTAAATTATTTAATACTCTACTTCAATCACGCTCGGTAAAAAGTATAACACTCTTAACACGCCTTTAATGTCTGTTTCGTGTGCGTTTTTCACTTCCGCTACTACAACTTTATTGCTCGTAGCCGTGTAGTCTTTCGCGCTCATAGCGTTTCTATCTTTATTCATGTCTTCTAAAGTCAAAAAATAGTTTTTGTTGGCTTCATCTTTAAACCCCACGCTAACAGTTCCAGTCGTAGGACTACCCACCACTTCTAAAGTTACCTTAACGACTTCTGCACCGCTTGGAATTGCTACTAAATCATAAACGCCGTTTTTGAATTCAAATTCCGCTTTAGCTAGATAGCTAACACTGTGAACTTTTTGTTTCATGTTCTTTTTTCCTTTCTTATTGCATGTTAGAGACTAAACCGATCACGGCGTAATCTTGGTTATCATAAGGCGTTATTACGCCGTCCGTGCTTTGATACCTAGCTTTAGATACCCCTAAAAGACAATCCACGCCAACAAGTGATTTTCTCCCTGCATCCACGGTTTCATCAATATAAAACCTCGTTTCTTTAGAGCCTGCTAATAACACCGCGCTAGCGCCGATCAAGCAACCGATCGAGATTTCTTCTCTTTCTGTGATGGTTTCTTTGATGGTTTCTTTTTTGATGGTTTCTTTGAGTTGTTTAGGCGTTACGATCTTACTAACATTCGCTTTATTCACATAGCGCGTAAAATCGCTATCGCTCACGCTAGAATTTGGCATGCCCACATTTAGCTTATTCCACACGCCCGCATCAATCACCGGGCAATTGTCGATCACCCCTAAAAGACCGCTATAGAGCATGCCTTTATCTTCTCCTGCGAACGCGTAAAGCTTTCTTAATTCTTTAAACTCGCTATCGGCTTTTAGTTGGTTGGCTTGGTAGCTGTCTAATAGGATAATGTAGCTTGTGTTTTGCACCATCACATTACCCACGCTTTGCATAGTCGCTCTAATGGGTTTAATCGGGAACGCTTTGGAATTATCGCTTTTTAAGCCGTTTCTAGCGTGAAAAATCGCTTTTCTAATAGTGGAAACGTTCATCGTTTTATTGTAGATGTAGTTAGTGAAATCGTTAGTCAAGCTCGCTACGATCCTTTTATCCCTTTCTTCATTCATCCATGTAGTCAAGCTATCCACGCTTTCCTTAATGAAATCAATGCGCTCTAATTCACTATAAGCTTTGATTTTAGATCTTAAGGAATTACCAAAAGCGTCCGGATAGATCGTTTGGCTTAGGATTTCTAAATTATCGTAATTCGCTTCAAAATCCGTATTACCGCTCACACCGCTACCGGTTAATTGCGCTTTAATCCTTGGGCGGAAGGGTTGCTGACTAGCCACACTAAAAAGCCTAACCCCTCGATCAGCGCCTGTTCCTGTGATGCTAAAAAACGGGCTTTTCACCCAGCTCGCGTTTTGGATCTCTCTACCGACTTCTATTCCTAAATTAGGATTATTGGAAATGTTATTAAAATTGATGTTGTTAAGTTTTTCTAACATTTGAACGCTCCTTAATACCTTGTCATGATGTTTTCATTGTTAGCGTATCCTACGCCGCTCACGCCATTACCTAAAGCTTCTTTAGGTAATTTGCTCTCTTCTTTTTCTTCGCTTTTAGGCTCTTCTTCTTTAGCGTTTAAAGCGTTGAAGTAGTCTAAAACCGCTTCAAAAAACGCTACACCCTCTAATTTTTCAATCTGCTTTTTAAGGCGGTTAGGCACTTCTTCATTATAAAACTCTAAAAGCTCGTTAAAATCAATTTCAGGGTGCTTTTTTAAAAACGCTTGCTTGTCTTTTTCTATTTCTTCAGCGTCCCTATCGTTTTGAATTTCATCGCTTAAATCCATCGCTCTTCCTACTTTATCCGTGAGTTTCTCTCTTAAATAGTTGTTTTGCTCGTTAAAAACAAAACGATAAAACTCGGGCTTGTTGCTAAAAAACAAATCTTCCACTTTCTCGCTCGTCTTGTCTACCATGTGTTTAATAAAATCTTGCTCCAAACTCGCTTCCGCTTGCGCGATCTCACGCTTTAAGGTTTCAAGCTCAATTTCTTTTTCTTTGATTCCCATTCTTATCCTTTCTTATTGATTTTAAAAACTTTAACTAAAAGTAAAAATGATTTTAAGGGTTAGATTGTGAAAATTTTTTATAACCCTATTTTTCTTTTTTTCTTTTAGCTAATATTCTTTCGCTATTAGAATTTTTCTGTCGTTTCTAATAGCTATTTCTTTTCTAGTTTAGTTATAATGTTGTTAGAGCATTTATAACTTTTAAGCGCCTCTTGATGGGATATAGTATCAAGAGGCATTTTTAAACCCTTACCACCTTGCTAAAATGAATATTCTTTGAATACATCAGGCTTAAATAGTTCGTTAGGTTATCTTTCGCTAATTTCAATAATTGCTTATAGTTCGCTAAAACGCTAAAATTGGTTTCATTGTTAGGGATTTCTAAAAGGTTACACAAAACGCTATACACTAAAACATCAAGGCATATTTTAGGAAGTTTGATAATGTCTAATACACTGCTAACCTCTTCGTAAGTATAATACACTACTTCAAGCTCTCCGCTTCTAAACGGCGTTACGCTCAGCTTATCGCTCAAAATCAATAATTCACATTCTCCCGCATCTTTTTCTATCGTGTTACGGATCTGTATTTCTTTTTTATCTAATTTGACGCTTTCTATCCCTAAAAGGTTGTTAATCGTCAAAAAGCGTTCTTCTTCAGTTAATAAATCTCTTGTTAGGGATTTGTTCAATTTGAATTCTAAACAAATTTTTAAAAGCGCTTGATTGATATTTTCCACTAGCACGCTGTCTAATATTTCGTAATTTCCTACTTCGTTGTCGTTTAGGCGTTCTCGCACTTTTGCTATTACTTCGCTAACTTCTATCATTTTAAAATCCTTTCTATCAATTGCTTTTCTTTCTCTAAAAAAAACCTAGGCTTAAGATAGATAAAACCTTTTTCTATGTTTTTGTCATAGACTTCTAAAAAATCCGTTAATAAAGCCTTTTGTTGTGTGTTTTGTGGCTCTTTATCGTTCAATAGGTAGTTTTCTATGGTTTCAGTTAAAAGAGCGTTAAAATTGAGATTTTTAGGGTAATCCTTATAATCTAAATCGCCCACGCCCTCACACACAGCAAAACTAATGCCGTTAAACTTGAAAAAGTTTTTTTGCGTGAAAGGTAGTTTTACTTTCTCATTAGCTTGTATTTCTTGCGTGTGCAACAAAACGCCTCTATAATCAAACGCTTCTAAACTGCCGCTAGCATCAAAAGCCACTATTCGCGTCACTTCATCCTCCTTGACTTGTTAGATCTTTTTATTGTAGAATCAATCAATGGGTTAGATAATATTTCTAACCTATAAAAACACTTTTTAAGTGTGCCAAGAGACCCTGACACATAAGACGAAAGGGCTTGTGTATGGTCAAGGTGAGGCTTTTTAATCATTTTCTTTCTTTAATATTTTTCTTATAATCTGGTGCATTTTTATAATCTCCTTTCTCTTTAAACATGGTTTTAAATATAAATTCGCTTTTGTTTCTATTGATTTGTTCCACTACCACAAAATAACCATTAACTTGCTTATAGCTTATTATTCTATTATCGCGCTTAATGGTTTCATCTGCATTTTTGACAATATCTCTATAATTAGATATATCTTCGTAGGTTATTGGTAGTTGTTTGCTGAATTTAACGCTAGGTGAATTAATCTCATGCTTATTTAATGCATGTTGTATCCCTTGATAATCAATAATAGCTTTTGCATTTTTAGGATATGTGAAATTGAAAGCCGTTATCTCGTCTTCATCTAGCCTCTCTATACCTACCTTAGCATGTTTTTTGTGAATGTATTCAACGATCTCGGGCGTTAAATTATCGTTTCCTATTACTATAATGTCTTTTCCATTATTTGGGCTTTCATCAATGAGTTTTTTAATTTCATCAATACTCAAATTTGTATCGCTATAATCTCGTTTAATCCCTTTCTCGCTCTCTAACTTCGCTAACTTTTTTGCGTTGGCTTGTTCGCTCTCTTGCTTTTTTGCGCCGTTTGTGATAGGATTAGGTTCTACGGAGTTTAAAGAATTAAATGTCTTTTCTTTAGTGATTGCTTGCGGAGTAGACCGTAACGCTTGCTTCTCTGTATCATACAATTCATAACTGCTTATCACCCAATGATTTTCTAATTTTTCATTTTTCCACTCATTATTTAAACCTACTCTCTTATTTCCATAATCCACAAACACACGCCCTAAATGATCCGTCCCTTTAGTACCTTTCTCTAACACTTCAGGGATTGATTTAACGATATTCACGGCGTATTCTTTAGCTTCTGTTTCACTTAAGCCTTTCTTCATCTCGTTAGATATTCTACGCTCTAATATATGCGCTAATCCATAACCGTTGCTATCTTTAGTCTTTGGCGTTCCCCAAACTAAATCAATATCCCCTAAACCTTCCTTATAGAATGCTCCCGCTACAAAACCTTTTTTAGTTTCTAATAGCTTGTTAATCGCTCCTAATCCATCATTTTTGAACTCGCTATAATTATGCCCCCATTCGCTAGGCGTTTCAAGTTTTTGTTTTTTAATCCCCTTCTCGCTCTCTTTTTGCATGTCTTTTACGGCTTCTATCAAGCGCTTTAAGGTAGGGTTATTTTCGTTTGGCTCTCTATTGGCCATTAAAAGGTAATGCGTGAAATCGTAAATATCAATATCCTTAAATTCCTTACTATCAGGGTTAAACATGTCCTTAGTAGCATCTGCGATTTTGAACTCTTTCAAACCTTTTTTAATGTTATCGCTTTTTAAGGCTTCAAATAACGCTTTAGAAGGATCATCAAACCTCGCAAATCGTGCGACAGCGCTTCCTAAAATCTCGCTGATATCGCTCGTGCTTTGATCGCTCTTTTCAAACATCTCTAAAGAACTCGTTTTATAGAATTTTTCGCTCAAATCTTTCAGGCTTTCGCTCGTGGTTTGATAATTCTTTAAATTGGCAAAACTGCGATCCATAATATCGCTTAAATAAGCGTTCAAACTCACCTTAGGAAAATTCATGTCATGGATTAGATTGTGGAAACTCCCCGCGTTATCTACAAACATTTTTTTAACCTTTTCATAGCTTTTAATGTCGTTAGAAAACTCTTTTTGCCAGCGGTTGAGTAATTCTATCCCTTGCGTTTTCGTTCGTGGCATGTTATACATAAGCAACGCTAAATTACTATCAGTTACATTAGGATGAGTGGCTTTATCAAAATTAAGGTTTTTAGCAACGATATTTTTTAAAGAATAAATGCTATCAGCGTCTAATTTATTCTCTAATTCTTTCAATTTCGCTTCATAGTGGCTTAAAACCGCTATCGCATGATCGCTCTCGCTGTTAAAGCGTCCTTGATTAGATGAAGCCGCTAAATTGTTGATCTCGGTATTGTTTAGGCGCTTGTTAGGTATCCTTACTAACAACTCGTCCGGTTTCAAGTCTATATGATAGTATTCCTTGATCGCTTTATCGTAAATGTAACGGCTTTTAGGCGTGAAGTTTAGCATGCCTTGTATCCTGTGGTTTCCTGCGATCACTTGCCCATCGTTTAAAACGATCGGTAAATCTTCAAAACCTCCGCTCCCGAATATCTTTTTAGGATCAAAATTGTTTGAAATGCTTTTGATCTGTTCTTCGTTCATGTCCGTTCTTTTTTGCGTCCCGCCTGTGGTAAAGCTTGGTTTTAAATCTTTCGCTTTGACGATCGCATAATCTAGATCGTAAATCTCTCTTTCGTTCAATCTCACTCGGCTTTTTGGTAATTGCTCCTGTGTTTGTGTAGGAATATCCTCTCCTACTTCTATTTTAGTCTGACTTTCAATGTTGCCCGCATTCCCTCGCTCGTGTTCTAATTTCTTTTTTAACGCAACTTTGCGCTTGTTTTCTTGCTCTTTAGCTTTTAAAAATGCTTGTTCGCTTTCTAACCTTTCGCTTTCTAGTTT